CAAAATATTTCATAAGGAATAACATCGGTATAATCACTCAACCATTTATCGTTTAGTTCTTCCTCGGACTTCATCCATAAATTGGCATCTTGCAACTCAAAGAAGTCTCTCATGGCATCTTCTTTGAGTGCGTTTTGAATTTCTTGGATTGTTCTATTCGTCTGCACCATCAACATTAATCTTTGATAGTGGCTATCTTCTTGCAAACAATAATGGCAATCCTGACTCAATATAATTTTTAAATTATATTTTTCTTTTGCTTTAACAATAAATTGATTGTATGGCTTTTGCTTCTTGAAATCTAACAACATTATTTCAAGATAATAATTATCTTTACCAAACATAGAAATATATTTTTCAATCATTTGAAATGCTGATTCTTCGCCACCAGCATCAAATGCCCTGCCAATTTCACTGTTGTAACAACACGAAGTGAAATACAGTCCTTCTTTGTGAAGCAACAATTGTTCGTAATTAACTCTTGGCTTACGATAAAAACCTCTTGTAAATCCCCAAGAGGTTAAATTTACAAGATTTTTATATCCTGTCTCATTATAAGCAATGGCAAGTAAATGCGGACTTGCTTTAAATATATTCATTTCATCAGGAGATAATTCTGATGTATATTTAGATAGTTCTTCTGAATTCTTTGAATCTGGCTGCAAAGGATTCATATAAAGCTCTGCGGCAAATATAGGAGACAATTTGTCTTTTCCATATTTATCGCAAATTATTTCACAAGCCTTTATTTGCCTTGGAACTGCTCCCAACATTCCATGATCACTTACAGTCAAAAAATTTTGGTTTATTTGAATGGCTCTAGCGGAATATTCTTCAACGGTTCCGAATCCGTCTAATAAGCTAAATTCTCCGCCCAGTAGACTTTCCGATCTACTGGGCTGAAACATCGGAATGAAGATGTAAGTGTTCAAAACCAGTTACTTCCATCTTCATTCCGATGTCTCCTTTCTTGGAAATGTTTTCCATTGTAATTACCTCGAAAATTATGATTAGTATCACCTAAGATTACAACAAACTAAAGCAACTGCAATAGGAGTTGTTAGAAATTACATTGCGATGAGGAAACTCGAAAACCAATATGCCGATATCACACACCAAAAAAACATACAAATAAAATCATTTATTGGGAAGAAATGATTTTCAAAATAATTACAATTCAATTTTAAATAATAAATAAAAGTGACAAAAATACTAACGCAAGAAACATAACCACATTTAGCAACATGGTTATCAACAAAAAAAACAAGCAACATCAATAAGAAAACAAAAAATAAATTTATAAAATCAGCCAAAATCAATATACTTGAAATTAAATTATTACAAAATTCACTTATTTTTTTCATCATTCTTTGCAATGGAATTTTTCCATTTCTCAAAATTTTCATTTAATGATTTGGCTTCTAAATCCAATTCTTTCATTTTGGCGTTTATCTTTTCGTAAACATCTTTAAGTTCTTGTTTCATTTTTTTCTTTTCAATATGAATTTCGGAAACTTTTTGAGAAAAAACAACAAATTCATCCGTAAGCAATGTATCAATTTCGCTCATTTTTTTACTCCTAATTAAAATAACTTACAAGTGCAGATGTCTGCATTCCTATATTGTTGTGTAGTTTTACACTTATATTTGGGTCTATAAATATCTTCCCGCCTTTACTCGTCCATCTTTCGCAAAAAGAATAATCTTCATTAAGGTACTTCTTTTCGTCAATAAACAATATAGAATCAAACAAACTATACATTTTCAAAGGTGGCCTCAAAAGACCAGAATCTGAATTAATATGATATTCTAATTCTGGATAATTTAAAACCATAGACTCTACGGCTTCTCTACGAATGCACATAAAGCCAGAATTAGTATATTCAATTTCCAAAAGACCTTCGTCTGGAATTAAACTTTTTGTTTCTTGGTCGAATTTAAATACAAAATCACAATCTATGCCACACGACACAAGCTCTGAATTCAAACAAGAAGGATTACTTGAAACGAATTTTCTTAGCTTGTCCCAATTAATACCTTTTCTTGGAACAGCACCAACAATAAAATCTTTATTGGAAACTAATAATCGCAATAAATCTTCTGGCTTGAATTCAATTCCAGAATCAATAAATATCAAATGAGTACAATTAGAATTCAAAAAAGCAGATAAAAAAGTATTCTTAGTCCTTGAAAGCGAGCCATCCATAGGAATGGTTACTACATCGACTTGTATTTTATGGTGATTTAAAAAAAATACAGTTTTAATCATACTTTTGAAATAACCATCGGAAACCTGACCGTTAACCGATGATGTGGCAATAAATACCTTGTTTTTTCTAAGTTCATCAAAATCTACTGTTTTAGTATCATTCGTTTCTGTCATTTCTGTCTGCTCCTATGAATCCTTGTTTAGTTTTAACCGAAACATCTTTTGTCGAGTCAGGTCCATGACAATCATAGACATGCTCAGTTCCATCTGGAGATTTAGTTGCAAAATACACATCATTACCCCATATGGCTCTAATTGATGTCAACACATCACGAACATAAGGATCGTAAATCCTTTGTCCTGTGGAATGATGCTGTAAAAACAAATAACCTTTTCCCCTAAAATTATTTTCTTCCAACCTTATGTCTGGCAGACCGCCATTGACATATTTTCGAAGTAAATTCTTTTTAATTTTTTCGTAATCTCTTGATGCAATTACGAATTCTCCGTTAGGTTGTTTTTTCCATTCAAAATATTCTTGTTTTCTACAAAAATCCTCAGTAAAAAATTCATTTAAAAATGTAAAATCATCATAATGTTTTCTTACTTCGAAAATCTTTTCTTTGCCTAAATTTGTATTTGTATTCCAATTTTCTCTTTTATGCATATCCGTACATTGTTCCCATTCAGTGCCGAATCTTCCTTTGTCATATCTTTCACGAATATCAGCAAATAAATTATAACCAAGTTTATAAGGATTAGTGCTATACTTACCGCCAAGAACGCCCATTTTGTGAACAGCATAATCAAATATACCAGCATCATGTGATTCTTGCCCCAAGCCAATATTCCCTTGTTCTGCCATGATCACATGATCTACCGTAGAAGCAAAACCTTCATTCATTACCTTGGTGTGTCTTTGAGGGAAGAAATATAAAGCCTCTTCGTATAACATAGACATTATATCTTGTTGCCAAGGCTTCAAAGGGGCGTTCTCTTTTAAGAATCCAAAAATATCTCTTGTTGGTTTTATAAAAATATCTAATTCGTCTGCTGTATATTTTTTATTTATTTTAGAGCTTTCTTTGTCCTTAAATTCTTTCGTATTTATAAAAGAATCCATGTATAATCTTTCGTTTTCTACATGCAATCTTTTAGGATTTCTATATTTTCTTTTATCTTTAAAATTTTTATCTTTTATTACTTTTTGATTCCACGCATTTGCTCCATCTACAAGCGTCTCTATTCTCATCACATGATCTATAAAGGTAGTAACTTTTTCATTGCCCCATCTGCTCATGTACTTTCTAATTCTACTTCCATGATTCGCCATGATATTCAACATATCAGTATTCGTAGCGGAAAAGTGAATGTTGTTCTTGAAAAAATCATTATGACCAGTCGCATGAGCTACGACAGTTAAGTTGTCTCCAAGTGTATTGCTATTAAGACAATAAATAACACAAGGAGATGTGTTGTGAGAAACCAAACCATTTGCTAAAAAATCATGATCATCATGATCTAAAGCTATATCTATTGTTTCTATTTCTTTATCTTCAATTTGAATGCTGCTTACCATATAAAACGGAGTTTCAATAATTTTAAGTAAATCACCAAATGTTTTTTCATATCCGCAATTAATAGATTTTACAAGAAATCCATATAAAGCATTGCTTGTCATGGATTTATCTAACTTTTTTCTTCTCCACCTGTACATCCATTCTGGCGGTCTATTTATTGTATCTATTCTTTCAAATACCTTTTCCATTAATCCATGAACGACATAACCTTTTCCGGACCTACCATCTTTTTTTATCAATTCTTTAAGTGCTTCGTTTTTATATTTTAACGAAAATCCAATGTGCCTACTAAACAATATTTGATTGTATTTTCCTTTTATATAAAGAACAGATATATCGTTGTTTTTATTTATCACTCTTTTAACTTTTGATCGAATTCCCATTTCTAACAATAATAACTGAATATCTTTAGCTAAATCTTCATTGAAACAACTAAGACTTATAGCTTTAGAACAATGTCCGTCAGTATCAAATAATCCACGAAGATATGATGCTCTATATTCATTCGAAGAAAGTAATATAGATTTTGGAACTCTTTTATTTTTATATGTAGATCCTGTTTTGAAATCACATGAATTTAAATAATCTACAGAAAATTTACTTGCTAGACTTATTAAATTTATAGATATTTTGTTTTCATATATTGTAGCTTCTCTTCCAAAAACTTTATAAAAAAGAGAAGCTACATAATTTTGATATTCAACTTGTGGCTTGTGAATACAAACACTTAAAACCTGAGATTGCAAACGAACACCAACACTACCATCTCCAGATAAAACACCCATCAATTCGGCAAGATCTAATGTCATTTTTTTTGGCGGATTAATGGGAATCAATCTATTTCTTACGTTAGGTCTAGTTTCGCTTATAATTCTTTCTGGCGACCATTCAATCTCGTAAGGGTGATTCAAAAAATAATCATATTTACTTCCCGCAGCCATCGAATCTCCAACTTTAAGTTCATTGGTTTCTACCCAAACAAAATCTCCGTTTCTTACACATAACCACTTGTGATTTGGAGTGCAGATAGTTTCATGTGCTAGTTCTTCGCAAGAAATTTTAAAAACTTTACTCGGCTTTTGTTTGATTAAAGCCACAACATTTCTCCAACCTTTAGCTCCCATTAATTTATCGCCAATTTTAAGTTCTCCAGCAGTTTTGCTTCCATGACTTGTAAGAACTTTTGTTGAAAGTTCACAGCAATTAATTACCATTTCATATATGCGGTGCATCCCGAATTCGTATCCTCGCTGAAGTTCTTCGTATTCCATACCAAAAGACCAATGAGGAAATCTAACTGGAAATCCGCTATAAGCTGCTATTTCCGATATCTCATCGTATGTCAACATTTGAACCATGGTTGGATGAAAATCCAATCCCCAATCTCTACATGACTTTAAAATCATCGGAACATATTTTTTTAATTCAGCAGAAAGTTGAACGCCCGGAACAGTGTTGTTACTCAAAAGAACTGGTGCGCCATAAAAAAACTTATTTTGCATTTTTATCCTTTAAAATATTAATGTTTTCTTATTACCCATCAAAGTTTTAATTGCTTCTAAAATTTGTTCGTTTCTTCGTTGTTCGCTAATTTCAGAACTATAAAAATTCTTACCTTCTCCTTCATCTCCACTTATGCTTGTGGTAATGACATTGTCTCTACTTAAAACATTTTCACTTAAAGCGTTATCGACCATTTGTTTAACTGAATTTTCATATGTATAAGAAAGAATTTGAGTGACACCAAATAAATTAACCTTATCTGGTCCAAATTCATCTTTTAAAGTTTGAATAAAAACCTTATTGTCATCGCCCCAATTTTCGCCATCAGTAAAATAAAAAACATATATATTCCATTTTTCAGGCGGATATCTGTTTTCGAATTGTTTCGATATAAACTTTAAAGCAGAAGAACAAGTAGTTCCGCCACCAAAACGATATTTATAAAACTTATCCTCATCGACTTCTTGTGCTACGCTATCATGCCAGACAAACAATCGATCAACACGATCATAAAACCTTTTAATCCAAACATCTATCCACCACGCCATATCACTGACTATATCGCATTTATAGGCATCCATAGAACCAGAGCCATCTCTTGCGTAAATAATCAACGCATTACTTGAAGGAATTTTTATTTCCTTGTATTGTCTGTATCTTTTATCTTTTGGAATTGGTTTGATTAACTTCATCAGCATTTCACAGCCGGGAACTTCATATAAATCATTTATAGTTCCATCTATCGACTGTCTCTTAAGTGCTTCTAGAAATGTCCTACGATTATGCCTAAGCGATTCTGGCCCCATCAAAGAAATGTTATTATATTTTATAATAACTTCTTCAAATGTTTCGTTGGTTTTTCTCTTAAGATTTGGAAGTTCTAATTCATCCTGCATGAACCTCAAGACCTGTTCAAGATCAAGATTTATCATCTGACCTTCGGCCTCATCCTGACCAGCCTGATTACCTTGGCCTTTGTTGTTGTCCTTGCCAATCACATCACCATCTTGTCCTTGACCTCTTCCAGCACCTTCATCGGATTCACCATGAACAATATGCGGAATATCAATCTTTGGAATAGAAATGGCTATCTTGCCTTTTTTTCCTCGATTGTGAAATATCTTACCGCTCTTGATGAACTTCTTCAGAGCTTTTCTAATTCTTCCAGAAACAATGTTTCTAAACTGAGCGTGATCTTCTTCTATTCTTCTAGGCAAGTGGCACCTACTTTCTTAATCTAAAGTTTTTTAATCTTCATCTGCCAATTCGCCTCTAGCAAATATAGAACCTACGAAGTCAAGAACATCAGTAGCACTTCTCTCGTTGTAGCCATAACTTTTAATCAATCTAGTTTTAATGGCATCGATTTTTTCTTGACTAGTTTTATCTACCACATTGGTTCCGGATACATTTAAAGTTGACAATTTAATTGTATCTTTTACATCTTCGAAAAGTTTCGCTTCAAGGGCTTTCTTTAATTGCGGATTAGAATCATATTTAAACTTCTTACCGTCATTCGCCAAACTTCCTATAAAAGCAGCGATCTGCCTTCTAAAATCATCACTACCTTGTTCTGGAATACTAATCTTCTCTTCAATTGAACGCATCAATCTTTCGTCTGGCTTACGATCTTGTCCAGTAATTGGATCTTTCATTTTAGACTTATTAATATAAGCCATTACATTATCGATGTAATTTGTACAAAGTCTAATAATTGCGTCTTCATCTCCGACCAAAGCTCTTTGTACTTCATTCTTAAGGATTTCAGTTAGTTTCTTTACAACAAGGTCGATGCATGTCATATACCTTCCGACCTGTTCTTTGTTGGTAAACAAAGACGAATTAGTCAATCCTTCTTTAAGCTCATTAAGCACCATAAACATATTTACATATTCATGATTGTTAGCTAAACAATTACTGATTTTATCTTGCACATATCTCACGCTAACGCCACCAGACATGCCTTCTTCTGGATATTTGTCTTTTAATTCTTTAACCCCATCTTCGGTCCATCCCGAAAGTAATTTTCCATCATACAATTCCGCTTTTTCTACTAAACTTAATTTACCATCTTTATCATCGTGCAATCTTGTAAGGATCGCCCACAACGCTGCGACTTCCAATGTATGTGGGGCAATATGTTGGTTCAGTCTGTCTCTAGAATAATCCTTCTCAAGAATCTTCACTTCTTCCGACCACTTCAATGTGTATGGCACATCTATTTTAACAGTACGATCCCTAAGAGCTTCCATATAAGGATTGCTCTTAAGTTTTTCATATTCTGGATTGTTTGTATGTGCCACAATCGCTTCATCGATACTGACCTGACTGAATTTCTTTGGTTTGATACTTTGTTCTTGTGAGGCACCGAGAAGGTCGTAAAGAAACGCTTGTTCTAATTTAAGTGCTTCGATAAATTCTATCAGTCCCCTATTTCCGATACAAAATTCTCCGTCAAAGTTAAAACATCTTGGATCTGAATCGGAGCCAAAGGTACTAATTTTACTAAAATTAATGTCACCAGTAAGTTCAGTTGAATCTTGGTTCTTTTCATCTTTAGGCTGAAATGTCGCAATCCCGCAACGATTTGATTCATCGTAAACTTTTCTAATTACAACAATGTGCTTCTCTAAAACTTTTTTAAGATCACCATCGTACATCTTAAGAAGTTTATTCATGAAAAACTTACAACGAGGGTTTAAATCTCCTTCGCATTTAAGTTTATAAATTTCTGATTGTTTGTCTTCTGGAGTTTTTTCTTTGTGAATGGAATTAAGTTCCGCTACAACCTTATTTCGAATCTCTAATGGCAACAACTTAAGCGGTTGTTCGTGCATAGGGCTTTCATCTTCCTTGCTTGTATAGATGCCATCAGCACCAATAGGCAAGTCAACCCATTTAAATGAATACCAAGCACCAGAATCAGTTCTTGAAAATTTTTCCATTCCCCTTTTGATCAAACGGCAAATTGTAGACTTTGAACTGCCTACTGGCCCGTGAAGAAGAAGAATTCTTTTTTCTGTTCCATAACCACCAGCAGCACCTTTTATAAATTTAACCAAAGCGTCTTTAGAAGGTGCTAAACCAATAATTGGAATTTCTTGATCATCAAAAAAATTATAATGAGTATATGTCTTCCTATATTCTTCAATAGACGAAGATCCTTTTTCGGTGATCATATCGTATATCATCTGCCAAGAATTTCTTATCAATTTTGGCTTCTCGTAACAAGCAGCCAAGTAATCTGCAAAACTCATTTCAGAATTAAGAGACTTGTAATTTGAACGGTCATAGTCTTGAAAAATATTTTCGAATTCAATCATAGTAGAACCCCTAGAACTTATATGAAAACCTATATTACATAATAACCAAATCACATAAAAAAACCAACAAGGTTTGTGTTATTTTACTTTACCCCAACTTTTATCTTTATTTAAATCGTCTATTGGTCTGTAAATTTCATTTGTTTGGCCCATGTGAGACTTCTTTTCGGCATTTCTTCTTGTTTCCAAGGCTCCACCGGGTTTATTTAAATTCCAACCATGACGATAATCATGTGAATTATTAAACTTATCAGTACCAACGGGATTAGAAAAATTGAATCCCGCAATACTCATTATTTTTTCTTTTTTCTTTGAACTGCAATGAGGGCAAATAACATTTGGGTATTTATTTGTTTCATCGAAATTTGTTAATTCGGAAAACTCTTTGGAACACTTTTTACATAAAAATTCATATATTGGCATTTAATTACCTAATTCTGTTAGTCTATAATAACACTGCTCTATCATTTTTAATTTAGTTTGATTTGAATAAAATCTCCAAAAAAAACTTTGACTACAAATTTTTATAGCCTGAGATATAGTTTTTTGTTTGTTTTGAGTTTCTTGAAATGAAATCTCTAATTCCCTAAGCATCTCTTCGTTTTCTAAGAAATCATGTTCTTGCATTTCATCATCATCATCGTCATCGATGAAGTCTCCTTCTTCCTCTGAAAAATCATCATGATCATCTTTGGAATTGTCATTTTCGTCAAAATCATATCTTTTCATATAACCTCAAAAAAACAAATTACTAATTTCACCAGCATCAAACCAATACTTACTTAAGTTTATCTCATCGTATGTCATATGATTATTTTTAAAATCATAAACCAACGGATTGTCTTTTCTATTTATCCAAGTTGACATAATAAAGTTTCCCCATCCTTCTTTTATTGATATAAACGGAGAGCTTATTTTTAATTTACTGTTGGTGACTATTTGATCTTTATTAAAAGTATTATTTATATTGGATACCACATATGAGAAATCATCTTCTAAATTTACATTGTTTTTAAAACAATCCATGATTTTGTCGTTCAAAATATCGATAGGATAAACAAAAGAATCAATAAATATAGAATTGTTAAAAAATTCATTCTTACTATTTTTAATTAAAAAATCCAAGTCATCATTGAATTCACAATATAAAACTTTGACTTTTTGAGTTTGTATGAAACTTGGTATTTTAAACTTAAAATCTTTTCTTTCAAAAAGCAAGTGTAAAGTTATATCTGGTAGATTCTTCTGCGTAACATACCATAAAAAGAACAATGGCCACATTGGAGGTGTGGATGATTTTATATGTGCTATAAGTTTTAAGTCTTTTCCAAAATGATTCATGAATTAAAAGAGAATCATTTTAACTTATTACTTGAGATTTTTGTCTTTTCTTGTGAAATAAAAATGGTCTAACTATAGAAGGTTTCATATTGACACTGTTGCTTTTTACAAATAATTTGCCCGGACTTAAACCGCCTCTGCTGTTAATTCCATATAAATGTTTTTCAATTAAAAATTCTTCAAATGTTTTCACATATATATGTATTATATTAGGAACACAATTATGAAAAATTTAAGTTTTAAAGAATGGCTCGAATTAAAAGAAGTTGATATCGTAGGCGCTGCAGATGCAGAACTTAGCGGAGAAATAAAAAAAGCAATGATCGATGCAGAAACTGAGGGCAAAAATTTGAATCCAAATCAACTTGGAACAGAAGTATTATCCAGATTAGCCAAAAACCCAAAAATAAAAAAAACACAAGATGCAATACTCAGAGACAAAACAGCCATGGCAGTAACTGCTGCTGCAAAAGAAGCAGCGACAAAAAAACCAGCCACTACAGGTGCAAATCCCGCTGCAAAAACACTTTAATCACTCGTAACGTTCCTGTCCGTTTTCGTCAATAAAATGCAAAACAGTACGACCCAAAGTGGTTGTATATTTTCTAAACACTTTTATTCTTTGAGCATGAATCTTTCTGTGACAAGAAACACATACTGTAATCGTATTTTGCTCATGATACTTTCCGCCATCTTTGCCTTCTAGAATCCTATGAACATCTAAAAGGGCATAATCAGACTCACTACAAAAGTAGCATTTCTTATCGACCAATTTTTTAATTTGCTTTTTAGTATATTTCTTTGCCACAATATATTATAGATTCAGGAGAACAATATGAAAAGCAAATTAATTGACAGTCTTTATCGCAAAACAATATTAAAACAAAAAAAAGTAACCGTTGTCGGAGATTCAATGTTAGATGAATACTATCAAGTTACATCAAACAGAATAAGCCCCGAATTTCCAATACCAGTATTGAAATCAAAATGCGAAAAACCATCGAAAACAATTGCTGGTGGTGCATCCAATGTAATCAGACAACTCCAATATGTTAATGTACAAAGCAAATTGGTATCCATAATCGACTCTTATGGATATGAAATTTTAAGCAAAAACATCAATATAGATTATTCGGTAAATTGCTGGGATGCTAAAATGCCAGTCAAAAAAAGGTTTTATCATGAAGATTTTCCTCTAGTTAGATGGGATTGCGAAACAGAAAATTACAATCTTAACGAAAAAATGTACGCCCAAACAATAAACGAATTACAAATCCCAGAATCTGATATTATTGTTTTTTCTGATTACGACAAAGGAATATTCAAAACACCTTGGTATAAAAATTATCTTAAAAAAAATATAACAATTGTTGATCCTAAAAATGGACCAGCAAACAAATGGAAAAATTGCACTATATTTAAACCCAACTCAAACGAAGCTAAAAATATAAGTGGAAAAAACAACCCAAAAGATCAAATCAATTATTTTTTAAAAGAAACTAATTGCAAAGCAGTAATCATCACTGAGTCTGGAAATAAAATATATGGAGCAGTTGGATCTACTGATAATTACTTTGAAGTAATACCAGAACCTAAAAAAATAGATGTTCGCTCTGTGATTGGTGCTGGAGATTGTTTTACGGCATTTTTAGCCTTGGCTTACGCTCATGAGTTTTCACTAGAAGATTGTGCTAAAATCGCCTTTAATGCCGGACTTTCATATGTGAAAAACATACACAACGAACCTTTGACATTACTTGAACTTTTAGATAACTCTGAAGATTTCAATAAATTCATCGAAACATCGGAAATACTAAGTCAAAGAAAAAACAAACTCGTATTCACAAATGGATGCTTTGATATATTACACGAAGGTCACATACAAACACTTAAATTCGCCAAATCACATGGAGACAAATTAGTTGTCGCCATTAACTCAGACGAATCAATTAAAAGATTAAAAGGTAAAAACAGACCAATAAATAACTTGAACAAAAGAATATCAATGCTATCTCAGTTAAACTTTGTCGATTATATTGTAGCATTCGATGAAGACACACCTTTAGAGGTTATTGAAAAAATAAAACCATGTGTAATTGCAAAGGGAGGAGATTATAAAAAATCAGATATTGTTGGATCTGATATTGTCGCAGAAACAATTATATCTAATTATATTAAAAATGAATCTACGACCAATATAATCAAAAAATTACAAACCTAATTTCTTAGCTTTATCTTCCCATTCAGATTGTTCTCTTTTATTGTTAGAATCAATTGCTGTAAACTTATTTTCTTGAATAGATTTTTTAAGTGCCTCCAATTCCAAGCTAGTAAATTTCATGGCACCTCTCATAACATGATAATCTTCCCACGCCTCGACAGCTAAAGGAACTATAGGTTTTATCAAACTTAAAATAGCATTAGCAAACACTCTGATCTCGTATTGAGCATGAGAATCACATCGTAATGCCAAAAAATGTAAAAGATTATGTAAATCTATCTTCCAATACCATTCCGTATAATAACTCACAGGTAACAACATTCTAGCTTGTTCTCTTGATATTCCAGAATCCATAAAATTTAAATATTTTTCATACGATTCATCTGCAAGAGAAACTATGTTTTTTTTAAAATCATCAGCAATATCAGTGGGGGCTATTTCCGAACCTCCTTGTTTGTTTTCCTTAGATTGTATTTTTATATCTTCAGATTTAGGAACATAATATTCATCCTTGATTACTGAATATCTTCCACTGTATTCGTTCAGGCTATTATGAACTATAAACCCATTACAAACAAAATTATGAAAAGGACCCACAACCGATAGATCGTATGTCGTTTCTTTGCCAATATAAGTAATTTTTTTAATCTTTGAGAATGTTCTAATAAGTTTTTTAACTTCGGGTAATTTTTTAGACGCTTCACGAACATTTTTAATAGATGAAAAATCATCCCAAAATCTCATTAATTTATTATTATTATAATAATCTAAAAAATTAAGCTCCAAATTATTATTATGTATTTTTGAATGGCAATGTCTACAAACAGTAATCAAATTGGCAAAATCATATGCTTTATTTATATTATGCCAAACCGGATCGATGTGATGTGCGTTCAAATTTAAATTATTTTTACACAACACACACTTGTAATTATCTTTTTTAAAAACTTTAGATGAATTTTCGGTTGTCCATCGACCTATTTTAGCCCTTTCCGTAGAAACGCCTCCCTTCCAAAAATTTGAATTAGACCCAGATCTTGCTAATCTTACATTTTTTAGAGCCTCGCCACTAAGAGGCTTTCTTTGGACACCACTTCTCTTTGTGCCTTTTTGAGTTTTTCCAGATAAAACGCATTTTTCTAAAGGTGTGTATTGTAAACTGAATTTTTTTAAATACTTCCTTATAGTATGATAAGAAATATTAGCATCATCTGCTATTTGCGTGATCGACAAACCCATACTTCTCTTTTGTGATAACCAATTTTTATCTTGGTAACACAGCACTCCATTAACAGCAAATAAAGTGTGATTATCCATCCAAGTTACACAATTATTTATTCCAATTTTTAAATTCGTTCCTTCTTCCAAGGTAAACCAACCATCTTTTGTCAAACAAAGATGATCTTTAGTCATCTTCAGTTTATACCCATTCTCCAACTCGACCTCAAAAACATCTTTCAAACCAGTTTGCCAAATATCCGTAACTTTTGTGTGTTTTATTTCTCCAGTAACTTCATCACAAGATCTTAAATTCATTTTCGACAATCTATTCTTCAATGGAACAATAACATTGTTGCCCCATCTGCCTTCAATTGGTTTTGCTCCATTGTGCCATTTTTCATAAAATTCAGAAATTGACATCCTGCGACTTTTTCTTTTGTTGTTTTCAACAGCTGCTGGTGAATCAAAATACAAAAGCGAATCACCAGACAAACATGCAGTTCTGTGCCTTACCATCTGTCTGGCTATAAATATTGGAAGTTTGCAACAAAACTTGAATTCCAACATTTCATACGGAGTTGTGTGAGAGTGCCTAAGAAGATATCTAATCAAACCCCTATCTTCATTTACGGTCTTAGTGCCTGATCCATAGGATACTCTAGCAGCCTGTACAATCGCATAATCTGCCGTAGTTTGGCCTTCTGGTGCCAATCTAGGCATACAATCAACTAATTGAACGAATCCCTTGTCTAAACATTCTATTTTTAAATTTGGTACATTTGTCAAAACATCATGCATATAAATTACTCCTTAATCGAAGCAATTGTAACCGTGATGTTTTTATTTGTAAAACTCATTTACCTTTGTTTTTTAAAATTAATTCACCAATAGCTTCTGCTTGTCCTAAAAGTTCTTGGAATTTTTTTTGCGACATATTTAAATTCATAGATTGAGACATTATTGATTTATATTCTTTTTCTGCTTTTTTAAAATCAAACTTACCATCAGATGCATTCTTGTAAAAAGGAATCTTTGCTTCAAAATGATACATTGTCAATTTTGCTATACCGCCTTTAGCTCTGGCGTTTTCGATAATTTTTTCAGCACCAGCTTTTCTTTTTTCTGCAAATTCTTCAAATTCATTTTTCTTTTTAGGCTCTTGTTTCTTTGCCTCGGCAATCATGCCAGACAAAACTTGCATTTCTTCTATGAACTTATCATCAAACATGTAATTCTCATTTGTATCTGATTTTTTCCAAGTGCCACCATTTTTTTTGTACCATTTGGAGGCAAATAAATTGGCATAGGCCGAAGGGTAAACATCAAACTTTGATTTAGCAACTGCCTTCGCTCTAGACCACAGTGCTGGATTATTAGGTTTATTCTTGCTCATTATAACGCCTTTCTAAATAAGATTTAAATGAAATGTTTTCTTTATAGTGAGAAACGACTATAGGTTTTCTGCCTTTTTTATGTTTCTTTTTACCTTCAGCGTTTCTTTTTTGAGATACTGCTTTTTTCTTTTCATCACTAGACATAGACAAAGATTCAGACTCAGGTCTGCATTTTGGATATGCTTTTTTTTGATTTTTACTTCTTGTGCCTTTTTTTGAACTGGCTCCACACTTTGGATGTTTTCCTGAATCATCTTTTCTTGATATATCCACCCATTTTTCTTTTAACCATTTTCCCAATCCGCTATCCCAATGAACTTCATCTATTTTCTTTTTCTTTTTTGTTTTATTTGAAGGGAAAGCAAAAGAACCAACATCGCCAAGACCCATGTTAGGAAATTGTCTGGTAATCATTCCAAATGCTTTACTTGGAACGATAGCTACATCTGCTGTTCCTGTTCCAGTCTCTTTCAATTTTATCCATTCTGAATAACTAATAAATTTCATAATTTTCCTTATTGGATCGCACCGGGAGGCATTTCTCCTCCTCCCATTTCCATTCCGCCAGCACCTTCTGCTGGCGGAGCAGCAGGAGTCCAAGCTGTAGTTAAAAATTTCAATAAATCTTCCCGACTTAAATAATATTTTTTACCATCTAATTGGTTTTTATTAGGTTTCCCGCTTGGCAAATAAGACTTGTCTGTCGTTCCCTTCTTCAAGGTTATCAAACAGCCTTTGTCGTTTAAAGAATTTGGTACAATTTCCCAACTTTGCAATTTATACATTACTTGGGGATTTCCAATTTCAAAATGAGTATTTACAAAAACATCATTTTGAAAGATGTTCTGAAGTGTTCCCGAATCAATACCAAGCTCGTCTTCTAAAGTTGTAAAATAATCAACTTTAGATTTTTTTGCTTCTTCTTCATTTAAAAAGAATGTTTTAAAATTAATAATGTTTCTTAACATAAATATATATAGTTATAAACATCTATATTTGGAGCTATATTGTCAAACCAAGACTTAGAAAAAAAACTCGAAGAGTTTTTCAACAAAAATGGGTTAATTTTTTTCTTTAAAATAGAAAAGGAAATCTTTGGGGCATCCGAAAGCAGCAGACTTGTTTTTGCTAGTTTAAAAGACAAATCTGTTCCAAAAGACTCTCAATTCCTTGCGTTTCGCTTGTCTTCTGATATCGAAGATATCAAACAAAAAATATTTTCAAAAGATGATTTTGATAAATTAAAAGTTATAGAAGAAAAAGAAGCTATCGAAACCATAAAGAAGAAAAAATGACACTTCCATTTGATAAAACTAATCAAAAAAGATACCAATGCTTTGTATGTGGTCATAATTTTTACAATTATGAAGAATATAAGCAGCACATAACATCAAGCCATGAATTGGGAAGAGAATATGTTTTGTGTCCATTAGAAAGATGCAAAGCAGCAGTTAGAGATGTTCGATCACATTTTAAAGTCAAACATCCACATGACAATATGCCAAAAATAGGACAAATGAAAGCGACTATTTGGAAAGACCCAAACAAACATGGCAAAATGAATGATCGAAAACCTAACTTTAGAGAAGGTTATTTTATAAGTAAAAAAAATGGCGGAAAAGAAATGCATTATCGTAGTGGATACGAATGCGAAGTATATGCTTGTTTGGAAAAGATACCAGAAGTAATCAAATATGATGTAGAACCATTTCCGATTAAATATTTATATAACGGAAAACAACATGAATACAATCCTGATCTAAGTATTATTTACGATGACGATAGAGTAGAAATATGGGAAATAAAACCAGCAAACCAAACAGCACTTCCTTTAAATGAAGCTAAATGGGCTGCGTGTCAATGTTATTGTGAATCAAGGGGCTGGTCTTTCATCGTAGTGACAGAAGTTGGCATCGGAAAACTAAAAAAGAGAACCAGCGAGATCAATCCCCTTTGATTATCCTTACACTATCACTGTCCTCATGATGCGTTGAAAATTCTATTATTTTAGCTCCGTTTTCTCCAGCTATCATTTGATGTCTCAAACCAGTAGGAACATGAAAAGACATTCCTTGTTTTAAAATAATCGACTTTAATTCTTCTCCGCCCCATCCATATAACATTTCTATGTCATTTTCTAAAACAAATAAAACCTCATCCTTTATAACATGGTAATGAACAGAGCATTTCTTTTTTGGATTAAAAAAAAGAATCTTACCACAATATTTTTCATTGTTGCATATCCATTGCTCGTGTCCCCAACCTTTTGGAACAATAATGTTTGGGCAAAACAACATGTTTTCATTCATTTTTATTTACCTCTATATTTAGATTCGATATAAGGAACTAATAAGTTATCTATTTTACAATACAAATCACTTATGCTTCCATCGTTTTTCAAAAAGAAATCATAAAATTCCAAACCATAAGGAGAATCAGATATGGAAACAACAGGACCATCCTTAAAGTTTTGTATGCAATATTGAACTAAAGGTTTTATTTCGGATTCACTTGGATTGGGATCGTCATTCAAATATCCTTCTCTGTATAAAATAACATTGATGCCACCTTTGGCACGAATCGCTTTGGCTTCGTTTATGTACCTTGCATCAGACAATACTATTTGTTTGTTTTC